ATGAAGCTTTATCTCAATTAAAAATACTTGGAGATAGGATAGATAGTGCAATATTAAAACCTTTTATAGTAATGAACAAAAAAATCAATACTAAAATTAATGGATTAAACATTGAAGATTTTAAAGGAAATTTAAAATCAAATATGCAATCTGTTAATGATTTAATTAATCGAAGGAATGCTATAAAATCTGCGTTAGTAGTTCAAAATGCTTTAGTTGAAATTAATGTTGGGAATTATAATATGACATTAGCTGAAGCTATTGATATGAAACAAATTGGTATTCCAATAAAAGAAAGACTTCTCGATCAGATTAAGACACAACTAAGTAAAGCATTAGATGGTGTTAATATCCATAATGATAAATTAGAAGTAACTGCTGATAATTACATTTCACAACTTTATGGAAATAAAGAGAAAGCTGACCCGACAGATGTAAAAACAGCAAGAGATAGTTATATCAAACCATTAACTATGGAAATTGTTGATCCAAATCAATTACAAAAAATTATTGATTCTCTTGAAAAAGAAATTGATGAATTAAATTCAAAAATTGATTCAGCTATTTCGGTAGCAAATGCAATAAATAAAATTAATATAGAATATTAAAAAATATAAATATTATTTACATAATGAAACTCTTAAATTATATGTCCTGTTTTTTCAGACAGGTTAAATAATTGAAATATATAATTAAATATTCTTTTATGATAAAAAGAAAAAATGATGCAGATGATAAGAAAAGTTTAAAATTTAAGGATAAAAATTTAAGATTAAAAAATAAAAATTTAAAATATTAAAAATAAAGATTTAACTTTTAAATTTCAAAAATTATGAAATCCTTGATTAATTGTAGTGGTGTACATATATAAACCCAAGAGTGTCAACAAGGCTGTTATGTAAATATTTTTATTGGAAGAGTACTCTAATTGGTAAGAGGCTTTATTGCTAATGAAGTGTAGGTGAAATATTCTGATAAAGGTTCAAGCCCTTTCTCTTCCGTTATAATTAAATAAATTTGACTTAACTACCATGTGTAGATGGAGACTCTGAAAACGCCGATTAAAGGCGTTTTTTGTATATAAAATTTTAGATAGGGTGATAAATATGGCAACTGGAAGTCTTACAAATAGACCACGAACTCATAATGTGCAACTTACGTGCTGGCGATGTGGTAAAACCGGCGATCTTAATTTTTATCAATCCAAAGCAATTACAAATAAAATAACACATACACTACCTCAGTGTAAAAAATGTTGTGCAAAACAATATAATGATTATTATAAAAAAAATATAGATCATAATTATTGTGTATTTTTAATGTGCAGATTGTTTAATTATGCATATAAAAAATGTGTGTCTGAAGGAGCAACAAAAGAATATGTTGAAAAAAAACATGGTGAAAATCCTTTTGTAAACTATTTAGGTAAAATTCAAGCTTTTGGAAAACAAAAAAAATTAATATTAAATTGTTTTGAAGATGGTGAAACTGATTATAATTCAAATTTAGATATAAAAGAAGATGAAAATATATTTCGTGTTACTGGAGAAATTGAATATAAATGGGGAACTCATTTTAATTTAGAAGAATATGAGTTTTTAAATACAAGATATCTTGAATATTGTCAACATATAAATATTGATATTAGGACGATGGAAAGTTTAGTTGAAGAAATATGTCATACAGAGTTAAGAATTAGAAAAGCTAGAGCAGATAATTCAGATATTGTGAATATGCAGGGGTTAACAAAATGTTTACAAGATTTATTAAAAACTGCTGGATTAGATAGTAAGAGCAAAAGAGAGATGGATAGTTTAGATGCTATAGACACATATGGTATGAGAATTAAACAAATAGAAGAAGAAGAACCTGCTATTGTGAAAGAATTAGTTCCATTATATACTGATTCTGATAATATTGTAAAATTACTTAAAAAACATGTTTTACGATCTTTAAAAAATCTATTATTAGGTAGTCGAGATTTTAATGTTTCTGACACTGACGATCTAGATGAGTAGTTATAAGAAATTTCAAACTAATGTGTCGAAGTATAATAGAAGTGCTGATTTAAGTAAAAGAATTAAAGGTATTTATACGAAAAAAGATTTAGACGAAAAGAAAAAAGAACAACTAAAAAAATGGCATACTTATTACATTTTAAATCCTCATAGATTTTTAAATCATTATTGTGGCATGAGATTAAAATTGTATCAGATGATAATAATTTATTTAATGTCTGTTTCTAATATTTTTGTATGTATAGCAGCAAGAGCAGCAGCAAAATCATATTTAATAGCAGCTTTTGTTGTAGGACAATGTATTTTAAGACCAGGGTTAATAGTAGTTATTACATCAGCAACTAAAGATCAAAGTTCTATCATAATAGGTGCAAAAATTAAAGGTGAATTGTGTGACCAATTTCCTTTAATGGGAAGAGAAATAAGTAAAATATCAACCAATAAGGATAATGCTACAGTTGAGTTTCATAATGGTAGTAGGATTATTGTAAAAGTAAGTAATGATAGTGCAAGGGGAGAAAGAGCACATATTATAATTTTTGAAGAATTTAGAATGATTGATAAAAATATAATAGATACTGTTTTTATTCCATTTTTAATTAGTAGGATTCCCCCTTATTTAAGTAAAGCAAAATATGCAAATGATTCTTTTTATCGAGAAGAGGGTAAACAATTATATATTTCTAGTGCATGGTATAAATCAACATGGATTTGGGAGTTTTTAATAAAATGTGTTAATATGCATTATGCGGGTAAAAAAGTAAATTTTATTGGATTTGATTATAGAATTGTAATTGAGTCAGGTATAAAATCCGAAGAACAAATAATGCAAGATAAAGAAACGTTATCTGATATAGGATTTTTAATGGAATATGAAAATATTATGTTCGGACAAAATGAACATAGTTATTTTAAATATGATGATTTAGATAGAGCAAGAACAATAAAAAAATGTTTTTTACCTCCACCTGATGATAATTCTAAAGGTGGGATAAATATAAAATATACTGAAGGTGAAATTAGAGTTGTAAGCTTAGATTCTGCAGTAACATCAGGAAAAGATAATGATAATACTGTTATGTGTTGTTGGAGATTTTTACCAACAAATAGAGGATATGAAAAACATTTAGTTTATGTTACTAGTATGAATGGTGTTAATTCACAATTACAAGCGTTATATCTTAAAAGACTTTATAATGATTTTGAATCTCATTATATTGTAATGGATGTGAATGGAATAGGTAAACCTATTTATGATATTCTTACAAGTATAACCTATGATGAATTAAGAGGAATTGAATATGATGCTTATACTGTTTTCCCTCATCATACAATATCTCAGAAAGCTATAGATGATTTAACACAAAGAACACTTGCTATTAATGCAAAACCAATAATATACCCAATTATTGGTGGAGGAAGTGTTTTAAATGAAGATATCGCAAATGCTTTTAGAGATAATCTTCAAAAAAGTATGATTAAATTACTTGTAGATGAAGTAAAAGCCGGGAATATGTTTAAAAATAATATAAGTAAAAAAAATAAAAATCAAGCCGAAGAAGAATTAATTGATATTGATAAAAAAATTGAATTTATATCTCCATACGTTCAAACATCTGCTTTAATTTCTGAAACAGTTGCTTTAGAATGGAAAGTTGAAAAATCGGGCAAAATAACAGTAGATGTTTCTAGTCGAATGAATCGTAAAGACAGATATAGTGCTTGTTCTTACGGTTGTTGGTTTGGAGTACAATTAGATGCTGAGTTATTAAAAGAAGAAAGTTCAAATGATGATTGGAAAAGCTTCGTTGCTTTTGGAAAAAAATCATTTACATAGAAGGAGAGGTGATTTAAATCGCAAATAAAAAAATAACTTCCGAGGAACAAAAATCAATAGAGCAAGCAAGATATGTCGAAGCAAACTGGAAAAAATTTGCTGCTGACTATGCCAATTTAGCTTTCTCAAATCTGACTCAAATGTCACCTCTTAGTAATTATATGCCTCCTGTTGGACAAAGTTTTACACAACAAATAAATATAAGTTCAGTAATTCCAACACAAGCAGACCTTACAACTTGGTTAGAATCTCCTACTGTATATGATAAACAATTACGTAGAGTATCACAATATCTAGAGAATACTATTAATCAGTATAAACGAACAATGGATCATTTTTCATCAATATTGTTATTTAAAAATAGATTATCTGGATTAAATGTTCCGAAAAACAAAAAAGAAACAGTTGCTTGGGAAAATGGATATCAAAGGTGTTTAGATTGGTTGAGAAAATTTAATTTACAATATCAGTTTAAAGCAATTATTGACAAATCTATTGTTGAGGGTGGTATTTTTACATATTTAAGAGAAGGTAATGATTTTAATACATTAATAGAAATTCCTTCAGATTATTGTTATATTACAGGTAAGTTTGATTTGGGGTTCACTTATGCTATAGACCTTGGATGGTTCGATAGAATTATTGGAATGGAAAACACAGTTCCGGAAATATATGAATATTATAAAACTTTTGTTGAAGCTCGAAAACATGGATTAAAAGGTAATGATTTAACTCGATATCAATTTTATCCAGTTCCTGTAGATAAAGGTTTTGTGTTTACTTTTGATTCTTATAGAGCAGAATTAATTCCTCCTTTTACTGGAATTTTTAAAGATGCTTTAGCGATTTTAGAATATAAAAATTTATTAAAACAAAAAACACAATTAGATACGTGGAAGATGATAGCACATGTAATTCCAAGAAAAAAAGATGATAGTTTAGTTGCAGAAGCAAAAAGTGCAGCTCAAATTGTCGCAACCATACAAAGTGTAATGCCTGCCGGAAGTATAGCTTATACATCACCTTTTGAACCAAAAGAATTAAATTTCAACAATTCTCAATCTGCAAATAATATTGTAGGATTGGGCGAAGAATTATTCTATAGAAGTGCTGGTATAAATGGTGCAATTCTTGATGGTGCAGAAAAAACAGCAGTGGCTGTTACTAATTCATTGCGTTCTGATTTTGGATTTGTAGAACATTTGTATAGACAGTGTGAAAATTTTGTTAATCTTCATTTATTGCTAACATCTAAGCAAATGAAATTTAGAGTATCTTTATATGGTAATAGATATACCGAGATTGAAGATCGAAATGCTTATATAGAAGCTTGTACTAGACAAAACTTTCCAGTATCTCCACTTTTTGGATGGTTCGACATACAACCTTACGAAATTGATGGGTTATTATATCAAGAAAATAAATTACAAATTAAAGATCAGTTAATTCCTATTTTATCAGCTTTTAATACCAAGGGAGCTGGTGAAACAAAAACTGGAACTCCGGAAAAAAATGATAGTAATAAAACAAATGCTGGTGTAATTACAAAAGACTATGATTCAAATAAAACTTCGGGCAAGGTGGTGACAAAATGAAAATAACACAAAAATGTTAGATTTATTAAAAAGACAAATAGAACATGAATTTTCAAATATGCATAAATACCAAAAAATATCAATGATTTTAAATGTTCAAGGATTTGAAAATCTTTCAAAATATTTTAAAGATTGGGCAAATGAAGAAAAAACACATGCTTTATGGGTTCAAGAATTTCTAGAAAATATTAATAAATATGTTGATTTTAATATCTCTTCAATAGATAGTATAATTGAAAACTCATCTGTTATTAGTTTAGCAGAATTAGTATTAAAAACTGAACTTGAAACAAATAATATGTTAGATGAATGTTTGGAAGAGTCTTGTGTTGAAGGAAATTCTAAAATAATTATGACATTTATAGAAAATAAAATGTTGCAGGAACAAATAGAAGAAACGGATAAAGCATACACGTTTTTAGACAAAATTAAAAATATTGGTGAAAATAAGGCTTTATTACAAATATTTGATTCTAAGTTTGGGTGAGTATAATGATTTGTATGAATTTAGATAATATAGATAAGGAAACTTTATTTTTTTGTTATAGTCCTAATTTGTGTGAATTTATAAAATTAAAAACAGACCTGTTTCCAATTTATGAAGGTGTGCATAGAAAAAAAGGAACTAAATTTATTGTTTTTATAAAATGTGATGATTTACAAAATTGTTTAGACGAATGGAAAGAAAATAAATTAAAAGGTATTTTTGCTATACCAAAACAAAATGAGAAATTAGGTGAGTTAATTTGATTGTAAAAAAAAATAAAATAAAACAAAACAAAATGTATTTTACAATAGATTACTTACAAATTATGAGAGAAAATAAATATGTAATGATTTTAGAAGGATATATTGTAAGTGAAGGTGGAAATTATAATAATACATATTTTTCTTTAGATGCGATTAATGACGCTTTTCCTAGTATAGCTAATATTCCTGTTGTATGTATGTATGATGGATTTGACTTTAAAGAACATGCTAGAAATCATTGGGATGAAAATAAAGTTAGTAAAATCGGGATGGTTCCCGAAAGTAATCAAGGAGTTATAGTTTTTAAAGACGGTAAAAATTGGCAAAAAATAAATATTATTATATGGAAAACATATGCTGATGAGATATTACGAACATTATTAAATCATAAAGAAAAAAATGGAAAGACTAAACTTTCTATGGAAATTGATATTTTAAAAAGCCATAAAAATGAAGAAAATAGGCTTTTAGAAATAGATAAATATGTTTATACTGCTATTTGTTTGCTTGGCGAAAATTATTCTGAGGCTATCCCAGGAGCTAATGTTAATATTGTTAAGTTTTCAAATCAGGATGAAGATATTAAAAAATTAAATATTGCTTATTTTTCATTGCTAAATAATAGTGATGAAAGAAAGGAAGGAACTGGTTTGAATAAATTAAAAAATAAATTTGCAGAAATTAAAAAAGTTTTTTCAGGGTTTAAGTGTGACGAAAAGTATATTTACGCTGAAATAGAAGGTAAAACATATACCTATGAATATTCTGTTGATGAAAATAATAAAGAATATTCTATAAATTTTGCATCTGAAAAATTATATGAAGCTGAAAAAAAAGACAATAAAGATAACAAGGATACTAAAGACAATGACACTAAAGATTCTAAAGATTCTAAAGATTCTAAAGATTCTAAAGATTCTAAAGATTCTAAAGATTCTAAAGATTCTAAAGA